TGATTTTACGGCTTGCGAAGATAGCGAATGGATGCAACTTAAAAATAATGCCGAGCTTGCAAAAAAACAATTAAAAGCACGTGAAGACTTCTTAAAAGGGCTTAAAAATAACTACATAAATGAAGAAACAGGAGAAATAATTTTTCCACCTGCAAAGAAATATACAGATATAATTTCAATAACCTTAAAAAAATAAAAAAATGAACAAAGCAATTTTAATAGGAAATGTTGGGAAAGACCCAGAAGTTTTAAAAAAAGATACAACTATTGTTAAATTAAGTTTAGCTACTTCCGAAACCTACAAAGACAAGTCAGGAGAGCGAAAAACTGTAACGGAATGGCACAGCATAATCATGTTCGGTAAATTAGCGGAAATCGCAGAAAAGTACGTAAAAAAAGGGGATAAACTATACATTGAGGGTAAAATAAAATATGAAAATTACGAAAAAGACGGAATTACTAAGTATTTTACGCAAATTATAGCTAATAATATTGAAATGTTAGGGCAGAAAAGAACAGACGTAGATAATAAAGATAATCGTGATGTAGAGACTGAACAAACGAATGATTTACCTTTTTAAAAAAATGAATATGAACAACGAAAGAAAAAAACAGATAATTATTCAAGCTGCTGAAATGTATAGCGGCTTGAAATTAAAAGATTTTTCGGGAAGAAATAAAAAACAAGAATTAGTTGCTGTTAGAAATGTTGTAATGTATCTATTAATGCAAGATTGTAACTATACAACGACAAAGGCAGGTGCAGTTGTAGATAGAGACCATGCAACCGCATCTAGGGTAAAGAGAATGATGCCGGATTGGTTAGAAATTAAAGACCCTGTTGTCTATAACACATACAACAATATTTTATTTATTTCTAAAAAATTAATAAAAGAGAAACAAAAAAAAGAAAAAAATGCAAAAGAGCAATATATTAAAAATATCCGACTAAATTTCGATAAAGAGAAAGTCAAGAAAAAAGATAAAGAAAAAAATATATTGATTTCTTAGAAAAAAAACTGATAGAAATGCAGAATTTTTAATAATTTTTTATTATCTTTGATTATGAAAAGAATCCACAAAAATATCTTAGAGGTAATAATAATAACAAGACATATTTTTTAACGTAAGCTAGTGCGGTTGGGTGGATTCTCCGTGCTGGCTTTTTTTATTATAGGCAATGAAAAAAGAATATATAACGATACAAGGATGGCAATACGAGTTAGGGATAACAGATATTACTGAACTATTTATTTTTGCTCTAATTTATGGGTTTAGTCAGGACGGAAACAGTCGATTTTATGGCTCATTATCTTATATTAGTAAGAGGGTTTTAGTTTCTAAGCCAACATTAATAAAGAAAATAAATAACCTTATAGACAAAGGATTAATAATAAAAGAAATAAGTACAGCTATTAATACATCTAATAGTTATTATGCTAATTTAGATAAAATAGAAGAACTTTTAAGCGAAAATGCCGAGACGGAGGTGGTAAAAAAACTTAACGAGGGTAGTAAAGAAACTTTACAGGGGGTAGTAAAGAAATTTAAAGGGGGTAGTAAAGAAACTTTACACAATAATAATAATTATAATTATAAAGATATAATAATAAATAATAATATAAGTCAAGTTCAGAAAAATGAACTTGACGAATTTATTAAAGAATATTCTTATTTAGATAGAAAAGAGGCAAGAATATTACTTAAAGATAAACATATTAAAGACTTTTTATTATTCGTTAATTGGCTAAATACTAAATTTAAGCGCAATTTTCGGATAAACAGGACAGGTTTGACAAACTTTAAACGAGCGATAAAAAATGGATACACACCAGCTGATATTGCTAAGGCTGCAATAAATATGTATAGCTCAGATTACCATAAAAAAAATAAATATAAGTACCTAACAATTGAATTTTGTACACGTCCACAAAAAATAGAAATATATCTTTCAGAAAATTTAACTATAAAATAATTGTATTCTTAAAGAATAATTTAGTATATTTGCATTATGAAATATAAAGACCAGATAAAAAATACAGGGCTGCAAATAAAAAAAGTAGCTAAATTAATCGGAATAAGTAATATAATGCTATCGCACTATTTGAGTGGCAGAATTGATATGCCATTACACGTAGAAGATAAATTAAAAAAGATAATAAAAGCATATAGCAACGTAATTGTATAATTGTTGTTGTTTTTTTTGCTTAAAATTTAAAAAATAATTTAGTGAAAAGTTTTTTCTAGAAAACATACAATTAAATTCATGACTTGACAGACAAATGTATAGATAGTAAAAAAACACGATGTGAGAGCAAAAACATTATTAAGCACTGTACCTACTTTTGAGCATTGAAATTGAATTAAACAATAAATTAATAATTAAATTAAACATAAATGGAAAAAAAATTATTTATTGAAAGCATAGAATCGTTAAAGAAACAATATGAATATGATATTGAGGTAAGTAAAAAACTATCAGAAGTATTTCCAAACGCTTTTGACGCTAATTTATTGTATGATAATCATTTCATTAATAATGCTTTAATGAAAGTTTTGCAAGTTGAAAATAATGATTTAGAACTTTGCGAACACGGTCAGAGCTGGATTGAATATTTTTGTTTTGAACTAGATTTTGGAGCAAAATACAAAGCAGGAATGGTTAAAGACAAGGGGAAAGATATAGATTTTTCTGATGCAGGGAAGTTATGGGATTATCTTAATCGTTAATAAAGTAAAAAAATGAAAAAACAAAAGAAAAAACAAATAAACCACCCCCAACACTACAATTTATATCCGATTGAAACTATTGATATGATGATTTTGATTTGGGGTGTTGATAAAACTATTGATTTTTGTTACATGAATGCTTTCAAATACAGAATGCGCTTAGGAATGAAAGATAATATTGAACAAGATTTGAAAAAAGAGCAATGGTATTTGAATAAAGCTAATGAATTAACTCAAATGGCTTTGAAAAAGCCAAAGAGCGAGGGCAAAAATTAGCACTTTCGTTAAATTAAAGTACAAAGTAAATTTTAAAAATAAAGTAAATAACCAGATAAAAGTAAGCAATTGTTTTAAATACAATGTTATAGCTTTTATCACAATCAAAAAAAAGTTATGAATAAAAATGAATTTAGAGCATTTGACCCACGCATTAATAAAATGTATCCATTTGTGATTTTAGGTTGGAATGGGGCAATTGAAAGCAGATTAATAGATGACGACCATACAAGCATGGCAGATATTCGTTTTAATCACACGAATGGAAAATTTGAAGATTATCCAGATGATGTTATTATTATTTCAAGAAAAATATTTATTGAAGATAAAAATAATAAAACTGCTTATCAGGGCGATATTATAAGAGAAAATGGTAAAGGTAAAATCGGCAAAATTCAATGGAACGCTGAAAAATTACGTTTTGAAATATTTTTCGGGTATGGCGATATTTGGGGAATAGACAAACATTGGTTTAAATCCTGTGAGATATTAGGGAATATATGGCAAAACAGCGAACTTTTAAGTTAGCTATAACAATTAGATTGGTTGCACTATCTTTAAAAATAATTATGAAAAAATATAAGAAAAAATTACTGCTTTACGGCGTTATAAATTTGATTATTGCAATATTAGCGTATAATTTAAACGAGTTAAGAATTTTAGCAATTAGTACTATATTAGCTAATGTATTTTTTTTAGCAGGCATTTTCGGAGTTAAAGAATTTGAAGATGAAGATGAATAAATGCTAAATTTATGTTTTTAAACATAATGAACTTTACTAAATTCAAATGTTAATTTTGTAATTTTGATTTATGAATTTTTACGATGAAAAAATAGAAAAATCAATTTTAGGTATCTTACTAAGTTTTAAAGAATACCAAGATGAAATACTTCTAAACATACAACCTCGATATTTTTATTTTGATGTGAATAAAGCAATATTTATTGCTGCAAAAAAAATGGATATTGAGGGCAAAGATATAGATATGTTTACAGTTGTAAGCTATATGCAAAACAGTAAGCAACTTGCAAGCGCAGGAGGTGCATATTATATTAGTACATTAACATCCGAAATAGCAAGCGGTACTAATTATATGACTTACGTTAGAATACTTAAAGAATTTTTTCTGAAAAGGCAATTATATCTTTTGTTCAATTCTGGCTTAAAATCTTTAAAATCTGATAAAGATATTTTTGATATATTTAATAAATTTAACGGAGAGATCGAGGATTTGTTTACTCTAAAAGATAATGATTTGTACAATATGTACGATGTTATCCAAGAAAGATTAAAGGAAATCTCAAATATAAACACCGACTACAATAATATTATAGGAATTAAAACAGGGTTTGACCCACTTAATGAGATGACAAGCGGCTGGCAAAATGGGGATTTAATTTTGTTAGCAGGGCGACCATCAATGGGTAAAACTGCCGTTTCTTTATTCACAGCCAAATACGCATCAATAATCGAGCAAAAAAACATTCTCTTCTTTTCCTTAGAAATGAATAAAAATAGAATTGCTGACAGATTAATTTCGCTGGAAACTGGGATAAATAGTCAAAAGTTACAGTCAAATAGTTTAAATGTAAATGATTGGACATTAATAGATAACACTGTCCCTGTTTTTAAAAATACGAATTTCCAAATTAATGATGACTCTGACTTGACAGTTGAAGATATTAGAAATATCGCAATAATTGAAAACAAAAAGAAAAAGATTGATTTGATAGTAATTGATTACTTACAGATAATTAATTACTCTGTCGAAGGTACTACTAATGAAAAGGTAATGCACATCTCTAAAAATTTAAAATCATTAGCTAAGAAAATTAATTGCCCTGTTGTTGCTCTTTCGCAATTAAAGCGAACTCAAAGTGTGAAACCTGATTTATCAGACTTACGAGACAGCGGAGCATTAGAACAAGATGCCGATATAGTAATTTTTGTTCATAGGTACGATTATCAGGGAGCTGAATGTGATATTAATCAAAAAAATCTTATAGAATTAATAATTGCTAAAAACAGAAACGGCGCAATTGGGGCAGCCGAAATTTATCGAGCCGATGACTGGAGTAAATTCTACTCCAATAATAACAATATTTTTGACATTCCATTTACGGATGAAAGCGCACAATTATATTAAAATAAAATATTATGAAAACTTATAATTACGAGAGACACAATAATAAATTAAAATTAAAAGTAAAATTTGATTTTGTTAAATCAGAATTAAAAGACAATGTAATAAAGAGAAACAATAAAATTATACATTCATTTGATTTTGAAAATGAATTTATAATATCTCTTTCAGATACAGAAATTAAATTAGGAGGTATTTATTTATTTTTAGATAAAAATAGCAAATTAGCACAGAACATAATTAACGACTTTGATTTTAAAGAAACTATCTAAAAAACTATTTCTTAAATTATATTAAATGATTTTTGATTTATCAAATAACACACATTTAAGTCTATTTAACGACCAAGTTAATTTTTACAAAGGACAAAAATGTAAAGTAAAATTGACAAGAATTGCGAAAAAAAGGACTTTGACGCAAAATAAGGCATTACACAAGTGGTTTGAGTTTATCGCAAACGAGTTAAATAATTTAGGTTTAACATTCCGATATTCTGGACTTAAAGATATAGATTTAGAAGTATATTACAGTTCTTTAATTGTTAAAGAATTTATTATTAAACCAATAATAAATACAATGTTCGGGATAGATAGTACAACAAAACTCGACACCGAAAAAATAAACAAATTAATCGACATTATTAATAAGTTTTTTGCTAAAAAAGAAATATATTTACCTTTTCCAAGCATCGAAAGTCTAATAAACTATTATGAGCATAATTGAGATAATAAAACGGCAGCCAAACCCTAAAAATGTAGAATTAACAAAAATTAATTTAATTAAAGAATTAACCGATTTTGAATTAACGAAAAACAATGACGCAAGAAAAAAAGCTGCTAAATTATTAGGTCAAATTTTTAAATATTATCAAATTATTGTTAAATTAGAGGGAAAAAATGAAGTATCTTATTTCGACACGATTAATATTTTAGTTGTAAACGAAAGAGGCTACTTGAAGAACTTGAATAAAATAATATCTTACTTAAATGAAAGTTAAGAAAAAAAAATGCAAAGGAACTGGAAAAGCAACAGGGTCTGGCTGTGGAGAACAAAAATATATTGTTCGATACGGACTTTGTCAGGATTGCCTTACCGAATGGCTTTTAAATTCAGATGAGGGTGGAAAAATACTTGAAAAATACAGAATTTCGGCTCATAAAAAAACTATTAAAAAATATAAGCAGGAAGCGAAAAAACAAAAAGAACAAGCAAAAAACAAAAGTTATTACCAAAGAAAATTACAAACCGAAATAAACGCAATTGTAAGATTGATAGATATTGATTGCTCATGTATAAGTTGCGGATATTCTGGTACAGGGAGACAATTCCACGCAGGTCATTACCATTCGGTTGGTGGTCATGCGGATTTGAGGTATAATTTACATAACATTCACAAACAATGCTCCATCTGTAACAATCACTTGTCCGGTAACATTAAAGGATACCAGAAAGGATTAATTAACCGTTATGGTAGAGATTATCTTGAATTTGTTGAGAATTTACCTGCTGAGACACATAAAAAATTAGACATTCAAGAATTAAAAGAATTAATTATAAAAGCAAAAAAAATACATAAAGAAATATTATCAGGAATTGACTACAAAAGAAATGAAATTCATAAAATTTTATTTGGTTAGTTAATGGTAAATTATTACTTTTATAGTCAGTACGCAAAAGATATTTAAAGGCAAAGGTTAGTAGGGTGGCGTACTCCCGAACACCTGCCTTTTTTAATTTAAAAACATGACAGATATTTTAAAAAATGAAGAACTAACAAGCAAATTATTTGCTAAAATTAGTGGTAAAAATCATAATTCTATAATATTAAGAGATATAAAAAAAGAAATAGCAGAATTATTTGATAATCAAACACTTACGCAAGTGCTTGAAAATAAACATGTTGCAAATATGCAACACCCTGTATATCAATTATTTATACCTGTGTTTGATAATCGTAATTATGTACGTTATTTTATAATGTCAAAAAAAGGATGGTATCAGTTAGCGGCAAGATATGATGCAAAATTACGGTATAAATTAGTTAATATAATTGATAATCAGGAATTAATTACACCAAAACAAGCTGCCTATTCTTTAAAATTGATTAATTTTTTTCAATTCGTAGAAAATCAAATATTAGCAAGAAAATTGCATGAAAAAACATTTATTAAAAAGCACGGTGAGAACTATATGGCTTTTAATATTTTTAGAAACAAGGAAGTATTAGGAATGTCAAAAAATGAAATTGATTAAATAATTACAGACATTTACAAAAATAGTCCGGCAGGTAGGAATTTACAAAAAATGTTGAAATTAAACACAACTGAAAAATTAAATATTATATCCGTACCCAAAGCCATAAAAACTGCTACTATTGATTATTTACTTTCATTGAATAAAAATATTGATATTAGCAAAAAAGCTGCAAGTTTAGCAGAAAAAATTGCAAAAGAAATGGATTTAATCCCTATACGATTAAATGAAAATAATTTGTATCAAAAAAAATTAAATTTATCTAATAAAAAAGTTTTAAATTCATAGAACTTACAAAATGACTAAAACTATAAATATAGATGAAATTTACCTATATTCCAGAACTATGGATCTGGAGAGTTTAAAAAAACATCTACAAAAAGAATTATTAAATATAAATTATACAGAAATAGCACCGAAAAATATTGATTTTGTTGTCATTGCTGTTAAGAACAATAAAAAGCCGAACTAAAACAAAACATTATGAAACACAAAACTAATTTTATAATCATATCAATAATAGCTTTTATCTTATCATTAATTGCTTTAAAAGAAAATTTGATATTTGCATTTTTTATTTTAATTTTGCTTATCGGATTGCTATTTTGGCGATTAGATAAATACCCATAATGTTTTGACTTTTGATTAGCATGCCCGGATTGTTCCGGGTTTTGTTTTTTTAACTAAATTTTGTTAATTTTGAAGTATGAAAATAGAATTTAAACATAAATCTTTTAAATTAGATAAAGAAAAAAATAGAGAGTTGTATTTTAATTTTCAAACTTTTGTAAATTCAAAAAAAAACTTCTTCAAAGAAGTTAAGAAAATTAATGAAATTGAAATACCAAAAGAAGGCACTCACAATGAATATTTGCTAACAAGAAAAAACGATGCAGCTAATGTAATTTTGCATGTTGCAGAAAAAATAAATTATTTTGGACTTATTTATATTTTCGGGAATAGATTTGTTGATAATGAAAAATTATTAGCGTTTGAAAAAATAAAAGTCATTGCGCCGCAAAGGGCTAATTTAGAAAATTGCGAAAATTCCTTAATAAGGAACCACGCAAAAATATTTATTTTAAACGATTTAGTCATATTGTCGTCTGCAAATGTGTCTCCTAATAATTCAGACATAGAACAATATATCCTAATCAGGAACAAAAAATTTTCGGATGAGTTAAAAAATGAAATTGAAAATAAATTATATTCAAATAAAATTAATTTATCTTTAAATCATAAAATAGAATTCCCTAAAAAAAAAGGAACTTTATTTTTTTCGTTAGTGAATAGAGGGTACTCCCCACGTGAGGTTTTTGAAAAATATATAAAAAAAAATAACCCAAAAAATATAAAAATTGCTACTTTTGGGATAACAAAAAAAGACATTTATTTTTTTAATAAATATAATGTTTTTTACATTCTATCAAGTACAATTAAATATTTTAATAAAGAGATCTACATGAAACTGTATAAATATGAAAACAAAAAGTATATACGACATCATTACAAGCGATTAGATGTAGATAATTACATTATACACAGCTCCAATAATGTATCGACTAAAGATAATTTAGATTTTATGTTAATAGAAAAAAATAGAATAAAATGGCAGGAGGTTACGGGAATATACGTCCCGAAGACGGCAGGCAATTCAAAAAAGGAAATAAAGCTGCCGAGAAGTGGACGGAAGACAAGGCTATAAAATTAGGGAAAGAGTTAATAGCGTGGATGCGGGACGAAGATGAAAATATTTTCTTTGAGGAATTTCTTGTTATAGAGAAAGGTTTATACGTGGAAGTTGTTCATTATTTAAAGAATAAATTTACCTCGTTTTCAAATCTAATTAATCAAGCGAAAAAAATTCAGGAAATAAAACTTTACAAATTTGGAGCATTTGACAAATTAAATGCTCAAATAACTAAATTTGTCTTAGTTAATGAACACGGGAAAACATCGGAGAGAACAGAAAACACCAACACCCAAGAACTTTTAAAAATCGAAATTTTACAAGACGACAAAAACACATTAGACAATATATTAAATGAAAACGACTAATGTATTTTCTCGGACATTAAAAGCTTTTGAAAAATCGAAGTTAGTTGTAAGTTATGGCGGGTCAGGGAGTGGGAAAACAGTATCCGCAATGCAATTATTATTTTTAATTGCTACTAAAAAATCAGGTCTGACAATTTATTTCTTTGCTCAGACAGTTCCAAAATTAAATAATACACTTATCGAGGACTTTAAACGATACGTAACAGGGCAAGACTTTTTTTATAAATACTTTCATAATCAAACAAAAACCATTCAATTGCCGAATGGCAGCAAAATAATATTCACAAGCGCAGACGACCCTGCAAAAGTTGTGGGCGTGCGTTCTGACTATCTATTATTTGATGAAATAAATACATATAGGCACGGGAAAGAAATATTTAAGAACTTGTTCGGAAGATGTAGAGGTATTACTGTTGTCACATTCAACCCAGCGTCAAAATTTTGGATAACTGATTATATGGGGGAGGATTTTGTAAGTGTAATCCATTCTACATATTTAGATAATCCATTTATTCCACAAACAACATTAGATAATTTAAAGTTTTTAGCTAAAAAAGATGAAAATTTTAAAAAAGTTTACTTAAAAGGCGATTGGGGGGCTTTGCAAGGAGTTGTCTTTAAATATAAACAACATTGGAATTATTTTAAAGAAAAGCCCAAGAATTACGATGCTATTTATTATGGTGGGGATTTTGGATTTACAAACGACCCAAGCACATTAATAGAAGTAATAAAGGACGGACGCAATTTATATTTAACCGAACTACTGTACAAAAAAGGGTTAATCAACAAGCAAATTGCAGAAGTAGCTAAGACAATAAACAACCCTATCGTTTTTGACAGTGCCGAGCCAAAAAGTATTGCAGAGTTACGCCGTTACGGAATAAAAGCCTTAACAGCCGCAAAAGGGAAAGACAGCATCACTAACGGCATTAATATATTAAAGAGCTATAATCTATTTTTAAATATAAAATCTAAGAATTTAATAAATGAGTTCTTTAATTATTCTTACGCAATAGATAAAACAGGCGAGAGTCTAAATGTCCCCAAAAAAGGACACGACCATTTAATTGACCCAGCAAGATACATTGTTTTAAAATATCGATTATAAAACATGTTCTACAACATATAAAAAAATTCACTAAAAGCTTGCATGCAACTTAAAAGTTTCGTATCTTTACAGTGTAATTAAAAATAAGAAGTTTAACAATTAAAAAACAAAAATCATGGGAACAATAAAAGTAAACAAATCAGATTTTAAAATTGAACGTTCATTGAGCGGCGTATATTCTATTGAGGGATATATCAATAACGAGTTAAAAACTATATGGGGCGGTGATAGTGCATTTGAAGACCATTACAGCGAAGATATTGTGAAGGATATATATGAAAATTGGGATGGTACTTTAGAAAAAATTGACAACTGGATTGGGCACGAAAATGAATATTGTATTAATATTTAATTAAAAAAATGGAAGATTGGAAACAAAAAGTACTGCTGCTTAAAAAAACAGCAGTACAAAAAAAAATAAGTCAGCAAGAAATTGCTGACTTAACAGGACTACACCGACAAGCTGTTAATAGATTTTTCGCTTGTCGTAGCATTCCGAGACTGGACACGTATTTAAAAATTAAAAGAATTATTTTAAAAAATTAGTGATGAAAAAAACAGTACCTTATATAGATTTAACTAATCCAGAAAGATATAATGATGTGATTAATTTTGCAAAAGGAATAACAGTAGAAAAAGCACAAGAACTTAATCAGTTATTTGGTTGTGTAAAACAAATAGATGAATTTAAAATTAATTTAAATGTTTTAGGCTTCTTTGAATTAGAGGATGTTTACGGGAACACATTATATATCGCCAAATACAATAAAAAAGATGAAGTATTTAAGCTAATAAATAGTAACGATTTTCAACTGTGTTCTTCCTTAGAAGAGTTTGACAATATAATACGAACTACCTTCAAGAGGAAATTAAATCAACGAGAATGATAAAGGATTTGTATGTTTTACAACATATAAAAAAACTCACTAAAAGCTTGCATGCAACTTAAAAGTTTCGTATCTTTACAGTGTAATTAAAAATAAGAAGTTTAACAATTAAAAAACAAAAAGATGAAAAATTTAAAAACTTATCAAGCATTTGCAAAAACAAGTAAGAATAATCCTTTAATGATTGTAGAAATTAAAGCAAAAAACTTAAAAGAGGCAAAGTTATAAACTCAAAAAAAATATGATACAAATAGGAGACAAACATTACGATTTAACAAAAGGCGAATATCCGAAAAAGCCCAAAGACAATAACAAAACAGGGCTTACATTAATAATAATCGGAATTATTATAGCAATACTTTTGTTTTGCGGCGTATCTAATTGCTTTTAATGGAATACGGCTATATGTAGTGCCGACAAACTGCACAAATGATTGTTTAACAAATAAGATTAGTGATGAACAATGAAAGACTTTACAAAATGTTCAAAGAAGAACATCCTGAAACAATAGGGGAGAAAGACCAATGTTTTGATACAGATAATTACAATGATTGGCTTGAAGAATATGTAATAAAATTAGAAACAAAATTAAGCGAAAGGAAAGAAAGCCCCAAAACTTTGGAACAGCACGGCAGTAAGGCATTACATATAGCCGATGTTGTGCGTAGAACTTTTATGCAAGAAGTTACGGAGAAATTGATAAAGGAAATACAAGAAAAAAGAGAAACTATAATAAAAGAAAAATTAAAAGAAATAGTTGGTATCGAAATAGATATTAAAGAAGAGCAAAAACGAAGATTTAAGATGTTGACAGTAGAATACAGAGGAAAAGAAGAAATTATTTATTTTAACGATGGTTCTATGGGAGGTCTAAGGATAGTAACTTTTGTTCGTAATGACATACTCCCAGATTTTAACGATGTAACTTACAGGATTACGCAAAGTTATTCTTATTATTAATGCTAACGTTCAGTATATGATTTCGGTGGCGATTGATTGCAGGACTTTTCGCATACCGATAAACTTACAAGACTGCACAGTGGTTAAAATAGACACCTTAACTCCACTGAATTATATACATTGTTAGGGTGCGTTATTACTATGATAAATTTAAACGGATTCCCATTATTACACGAAGATGAGTGTAAAGAAATGTTTAGTGCGGAGAATTCTTGGTCTGGATATTATTTTGTAAAACCAATTTACAAATGGTTGCCTGACTTTCAAGACTTAGACGATGATGAGCGTGCAAGATACAAGTTCAAAAATGTAAAAGAAGGCATGTATTTGGTAGGACTTCAAATAATAGCAGATAGGTGGGTTAACAAAGGATTTTGCGGAAGTTTATTAGAAGACTATGGCTTAGTACTGGATGAAGCAAACCCAATTATAAAGAAAGGCGATAGTAAATTTGATGAGGATGCTATGATAATGCTAAACTTTGACCATATAGCGTTTGCGGTTCATAGCGTAAATGTTTCGGTTGTGCCTTAACAATTAGATTGGTTGCAGATTTAGGTTAATAATTTAAAGAGACTGTCAAGGTCTCTTTTTTTTGTTTGAAAAAGTTTTTGTGTTATATAGCATGTTTTTTTACGAAAAATTATTATATTTGCATATAAAATCATTTGCAAATGCTTAATTTTCGGAAGAAACAAAAGAAGTTATATTACAAGAGTGTTGATACTTGGACTCCAGAATCCAGTATGACGCATTTTAATTTCTCCTACAAAAACGATATAAATACAGCTTTAAATACTGTTCCAGAACTTGCAGCAATAGTTAATTATATCGCAAAATCTTTTAGTTCAGGAATTTGGAATCATAACGATTTAGAAAAGAGTTGGCTATTAGATTTATTAGCAAATCCCCACCCTTTATATTCAGAAAATGAATTAAAACAATTAATAGCAAGAGAATTAATAAGTTACGGAGTTTGTTTTTTATATGTTCAAAATAATTCTGTAATATCAAACGCTAAGAGTATAGCAGTACTCCCTACACACCTGACAAGTGCAAATACAAAGAGTAAGAACAAAGATATATTAAATATTAGTTCAGCAAAAGAAATAATATCAAATTATTCTGTAAAATGGGAGGACGGAGTAGAAATAATTGGTACGGAAAATATAATCACTATCAGTTTATCAAATATTGTTTCAATTTCAAATAATAAAATAAATTATGAAAGTCCTTTAAAACCATTAGATAAAGTTCTTAAAGTGTCGGAATCAATTTATGAAACAATGCACGAACTTAATTTTAATCGTGGTGCTGTTGGGATAATCTCAAACGACAATACAGACGCAAGCGGAACAATTCCCATGACGTCAGAAGAAATAGAGGAACTGCAAAAACAATATAAGAGATACGGAACGTTAAAGGATAAATGGCATATAATGTTTTCCGATACTAAATTGAGTTTTCAGCCGATTAGCAGTCCTATAAAGGATATGATGTTGGTCGAACAATTGAAACAAGTTAAACAGACAATAGCAGATGTTTTAGGTTTTGACACATTACTCTTGAATAATCAGGACGGAAATAAATACGCTAATTACAACGAGGCACGAAAATCATTTTTTAGTGAACTTATACAACCATTAGCGGATACGGTCAGTAATTCATTAAACGATTATTTTTTAAGGGAAAGACCAAAAGAAAAATTAACATTAGACTATTCTCATTTAGATGTTTTTGCTGCCGACAAAGAAAAGCAAGCGAAAACGATTGAAATTGAAACGGCTTATATAATTTCTTTAAACAAATCGGTCGCAAACAATGAGATGACAAGGAATAATGCAATTAATCTGCTTATTCAAAATGGATATACAGAAGATAACGCAAAAAAAATTATACAATGATTAATAAATCAAATATAAAATTTGCTGTAAAGTCTAATTATTACAAGCAGGAAGAAATAGATAAAGGTAATAGAATTATTAAAGCTATTGTGAATACTTATAATTATTTTGATAGCGATGCTGATGTATTGAGAATGGGTTGTGCAAAAAAATCTATAAATGAAAGAGGCGCAAAAACTAACGCCCCAAACAAGATTTTACATGCAAAAGACCACGATTTGACAAAATTGCCAGGCAAATCTATTTTAGAGGAAGAAACAACTGTTGATAATCTTCAAGTTTTATATGCAGAAAGTAGATTATCTGAAACCTTAGACGGAGAAGAACTTTTAATTAAATATCTGGATGGAATTTACAACCAGCACTCAATCGGTTTCAGATATATGAATCTTGATTATGTAGAAAAAAATACGCCAGAATGGGATAAATTTTTAAATACTATTATCAATCCCGAAGACGCAGAAAAAAACGGCTTTGGGTGGGACGTTAAAGAAATAATGTGGATGGAGTGGAGTACGGTAGCCTTTGGGGCTAATAAACTTACATCTTATTTGGGCGTAAAGACACAAAACAAGGAACTTCAATTGCAGAATGTATATAACAAGTTGGATGTTTTAATTAATAAAGCAAAAAGACTTGACATTAAAGACAAAGGATTATTTGAAATGCAGTATAAACAACTGCAGCAAATGATTAGCGAAATTAGTCAGCCTCCAATTAACCAAGTGCAGAAATGTACTCCGGGAATATTGCAAGATGGCGACAAACAGAAAGTATTATTAAATTTAATTTAAAATAAAATGGAAAAAATTTGGATAAAAAATAATGAGTTTAAGCAACTTACAGATGACGAAGTAAAATCATTAAAAGCTGATGAGTTAAGTTTGTATGTAAAAGACTTAAACAAAAACAGAGTTGAGAAAGCACAAAAGGATATTGAAGAAAAGTTAAAGGACTTTATCTCAAAAGATGACTTTGAAAAATTACAAAGCTCAATCAACGAATTAAACGAAAAAAACTCCGAAAATTTGGAAATTCGTATCAAGGAATTTGAACGTTTAGCGGAGACAATTTCTGAAAAGGTAAATAATAAAATAGAAGAAAGTGAGTTTAAAGGGCTTAATGACTTTCAAATTCAGGTTAAGCAAGCGAAAGATAATGTCAGCGGAAAATCTCTATTAGCAATTACAAAGGATTTCAAAAAAGGCGACAAATTTAATTTTGTTGTTAAATTTTCAAGTGCAGACGTAACAGGCGACCCTCACGGCTCGCAAATTGTGCCCGGCATTGGTCAATTAGCTTATCCTAAGTTTGTATTGAGCAACTTCTTTCCTGTTTCTCCGATTCAAATCAACAACGAGGGTACAGCGTCTTATGATGACTGGGATGAAGATACAAGCGTGAAGGCTGCTGCTGCAATAGCAGAGGGCGGCACATTTCCTGCATCAACAGCTAAATTTAAACGTTATTCTATCACTATCGAGAAAATCGGGGATAGTATTTCAATGACAGTTGAAAGCATTCGTGATTATGCACGTTTTACTGCCGAATTAGCACGTTTTATTACTCGCAACGTTCAGAATGCCGTAAATCAAGCATTATGGAACGGTAGCGGAGTAACTCCGCAAATTGCAGGGTTATATACTCGTGTAAATGCTCTTAATTTATCTTCTGTTACAGATAAGGAAAAAACAACAACCCCTGATATTGTTGATTTGATTAAAGTTTTAGCAAAACGCATTATGTCGGGTGCTGACGATAAGTACAGCCCGAATTTTGCATTTGTGAGTCATGACGATTATCTTACTTTGCAATTAGCAAAAGACACGACTGGGCGTTTAATTTATCCTAACGGTGTGCCGATGGTTGGGAACGTTACGATTATCCCTACATCGTTTGTTTCAGAGAATACAATGGTAGTAGGAGACAAGAATTTTGTTGAATTAATCGGAGACCCTAATGCGATTGAGTTAGAGGCTGGGTACAAATCTACCGACTGGGAAAATGACAAAGAAAGCATTAAAGCACGTGTTCGCACGGCTTTACTTGTTAGAAATGCTGACTTGGGAGGGTTCTTGAAAGTCGAAAATATTACAGACGCATTAACAGCTATTACAGTATAATTTTTGTTTTTCATTTGTTAATTTCTGGGTGCTGTATTTATTCAGCACCCAATTAAAAAAAATATCATGAAAGTAAGATTTAAAAAAAAATACCTGAACAAAAAAAAAGGCGGAGTACATGATTTAACTAATTTTATTGCAAAACAATTAATAGCAAAAGGAATAGTAGAACAAGTAAGTATTTCAGAAAAGAAAAGCGTCAGAAAAATAAAAAAATAAAAATGGCAAATCCCGAACGCATAGAAAACGAAAATATTCAAAAAGTAAAATTGATAAAAACAGGTCGGTATTATCGGATGTTTTTCATTCCAGCGACCGATAACGGCGACTTGACAGGCAACAGAAACATGGGAATTGATGGCTCTGTTACTCCTGTTAAATTTTCTATAAAACCCCCTCCCGGTATAATCTATTATATTACGAGAATGATGTTTTATTTGCAAGATGCAGGGTCTATGGACAGCGGCGGCTGGGGAAATAATGGAGGTGTTGCATTAACACATGGGTTATTGCCTTACGTTAAAATTAATAACGATACGAGATTGGCACTTCCTTTTGCTATAAAATCACACGGAGACCTGTCAGCTCTAACTTACGATACAACAAAGCATTCTTGGGGGCAGGGCGATGAGTTTATTGTAAGTAGATTAAGCTTTACAAAATTAAACAGTGTCCTCGTTTTAGACGGCGATAAGGGAGATGAATGGTTTGTTGAAATAAAGGACGATTTAAGCTATTTAAAAAAACAAATAATTACGTTCGAGGGACACACAAATCTTTTCCAATAAAAAATTATGGCAGTATTAGATAGAACATATTTTACAAGGGAGCCGTTTTTAATTCCTATTGATAATATCAATGTGCAAAATTACATTGATTTTTATGAGCAAGATTTTTTAAGTCAAATTCTGGGCTATGAATTATATCGTAATCTCGTTATAGGGCTTAATTCTGACCCAATAGACCAAAAATGGGTGAATTTAAAAAATGGTTGCGAATTTTTAGACGACACAGGTAAATTAGCCTATTTCTCTGGAATTGCGAAAATCGAAACAGCTTACATTTATGCAATGATATTAAGAAATGAACGAACATACATTACAAGCAGCGGAATAAAGAGAGGATTAACCGAAAACGCACAAGATGCAAGTCCAAGATATGATTTCACAAAAGCTATAAATATCGTTAATGATTTGCAACAACAATTAATAAAATTTATTAATGCAAAAAATAACGAGGTGCCCGACACTTATGTAAATTTTGAATATAAATTATTTTCTAAAGTTAATATTTTTAATGTATAAAAAAAATATAAACATAGCATCTGAAATAAAAACAATTATAACGGCTATGACCGCCGAACATGATATTATTTCAATTTCCGAAGTAAACGACAAAACAGAAATAAAGACAGACACTATAAAATTATTTGACAATTTGGGAGTTGAGAGTTTTTTGTTGCCGGGAATGATTATCGGGATTAATAATATAAATTATGAGGTTGAAAGTGTTTTACACGAAGTAGAAAATGACACTATTATTATTAATCAAACAGGAATTACGGGAGACAAATGGAAATTAGCTGCAAACTTTAAAACAGGAACAAGGACAGAAATAAATCAGATATTAGAGCAAGAGAGTGGGGGGTTAAATCGTTTTCCTTTAATTTGGTTAATACAACCGATAAGCCAAGATTTTAATCATAATTTAATTGATTTCTCAGCAAATTTGATATTAGTATTTGCTCACAAATCAAATCAAACCGACAGGGCTGAAAAAAGACTAAATGAAAACATTACAAAAGTGTTAAATCCGCTTTTTGATTTATTTAGAAAGTGGTTGCAAAGTTCAGAATTTAATCATATGTTTGAATTTGAAGGGTACGGCAAACCGATAGAATTTCAACAAAATATATACCCTTTCTATGGGACAAGTGATAAGAGAAAAAACGTATTAAACACGTTTACAGATGCAATTGAAGTTAGTGCAAATTTGAAGTTCAAAAAACAATTTATTAATTAAAAAATTTAAGATATGAGTTTATTAACAAGTTCGGGTGGGTCTGCAACTGGATTACTCGGAAAACAATCCGCACCGTCCAATTTAGGATATGACGCCAAAATAATTCTCGTGCCAACAGGGACGGAAATAGCAACAAAAAACGAGGCTTTAACAGAAAGCACGTGGTTAGATTTAATTAATTCGGCTATCGGTAGTCGTGCAATTGCTTTACCGATTTTTTACGAGTTAGAAAGTTCGCCAGAAGAGGACGTTTACGCAACATCATCACTGGGCGCAGTTTCGTTTGTAAGAGAGGGCAAAGACACAGTAAAGTATAGTGTTCAGGTAACGCCTGTTGTTATGTCGCAATTACGCACTTTGAACGGCGTAAAATGGCAAGCGTATGTAATTACAAGCGAGGGCTTTATTAAAGGAACGACACCTGACAATGTAAAGTTCTTGCCTTTCACAATTGATAATTTAAGAGTGGGAAAAGAAGTAAAAGCGACTGGAAGTGAGCCAGCGACTTTGCCTATTTCGGTAACATTCGGAAAACCAGAAGAGTGGTCGAGTTTTCCAGCATTTGTTGAGCCTTTAAGAGATGGTTTGCCTGACGTTTGGAATCCTCGAGACTTACGAGACCCGAAAGCAATTTTATCAACTGTTTCAAATGCCACTACATCAGGATTTGATATTGTTTTAGAGGGTTACGATAAAGTATCATTTGAGGGTGCAGTTATTGCCGATATTCTTATTAAAGATAAAAGTACAGGCAGCTTAATTACAGCCAGTTCTGTAACGGAAAATACGCCCGGTCATTATTCGGTTGCTGCTACAATACCAGCAGGAACTTACTTAATTGGTATGGCGCAAGTCGGAACTGCAGGAGCAACGCAAGGCTATGCAGGTTTAGAACGTGATTTGGTAGAAGTTGTAATTTCTTAATTTTTTTAATATGGAAAAAAGGACTTTTAATAAGAATGTTGTAAGTAAATTGAAAGAAAAAAGAACTTACAACAAGGATGCTAACAAGAAAGAAAAGCCAGCAAAAAAAAGATTTAAAAAAAAAGAGGTGTGAACCTCTTTTTTTACTTGCTCCTAAAAAAATGATAGGAACAAATGTAAATTGATTAATTTCAACTATAACTACTTTGAATTAAATTTTTAAGGAAAATAAAATAAATGTTATTAAGAAGATTAGGAAATAAAAAGAAAATTGCAACGAAAATACAAGAGTATTTCCCACCGCATAAGACATATATTGAACCTTTTTTTGGTGCTGGGGGCATGCTATTTTATAAACCAAAAGCAAAATATAATATTGTAAATGATTTGGACAGCGAAGTTTTTAATTTATATCAAATTGTTAAAAATAAACACAAAGAACTTAAAGAAGCATTTAATTTAATGCCGATTAGTTCCGATTTATTTAATTTTTTTAAAAAAAACACAATGGATAATGATATTGACAGGGCTATTCGCTTTCTTTTTCTAAGCAATTTTGGGTATATGGGAAAAACAGACACGATGCGTTTGAATAATGGGAATACTAAGAAATTGACTTCCGAAAATATAAAAAAAACATTTGATTTTATTTTTGATATTGAATTTTCTAACCTTGATTTTGAGAAATTTTTAAATGCTATTCCATTTAAAGATAATAAAAATAGAGGAAATACATTTATTTATTGCGACCCGCCATATTTAGAGACTGCGAATAATTACGCAGCAGGTTTTCAGCAAGCAGATGTTTTAAGATTATTTGATGTTTTGGAACAATTAAAATGCAAATTTGCTTATTCTGAATTTGACAATGATTTTATCATTTCAGAGGCTAAAAAACGAAATTTGAATATAAATATAATAGGGGAGAGGATTAATATGAAAAATAGGAGAACAGAAATTTTAATAACAAATTACAAAAACAATCCAACTTTATTTTAGTAGCAGAGTTGGGAATAATAAAGAAATTATGACAAAAAAAAGGAGGTGTGAGCCTCTTTTTTTTATTTGTTTAAAAATTAAAGAATATGATAACAATTAAAATTAATTGGTTTAATCTTGACAAAGAAATAATAATTTCAAATTCGGAATTAATAAAAGCTATTAATCAAATGCCCTTAGAGGATAAAGTGTATTTTTACAATAACATATTAACAGAAAATAAAAACGATGCAAAAATTTCTTTAAGTAAAGCAATTAGAGATTTAAGAAAACACGAATTAGAACAAGATGAAAAACTAATATTAAAAGACTTTTTAACTCAATTCATTAAAGAGTTGGAGAAATAAATATTTTCCTATTATATGTTATGTAGCATATTTTTTGTATTTTTGTTGTGATGGATAGTTTTGCTGATTATATAAAGATTTTTGATTTCTCAATAAAGGATATGATTAATAAAATCATGCTCGATCTGAGTAAAGAAATTATAGAACTAAATCAAGTAGAACAATTGGCAGAGGGTATAGATGCACAAGGGCAACAAATAAAAACATTAGTAGCAGAAGAACAAGGATTAGGTAATGTCTATTCTTCATATACGATAATCGAAAGAAAAGCGGTAGGACTTCAGACGGATAAAGTAGATTTAAAGTTTTCTGGTGTTTTTTGGAAAACATTTAAAGTCAAAAAAATTAAAGATGGATTTGAAGTTACGGCTAATTATAATGTACATGGCGAAGATATACGAGAAAATTTTAATGTTAATTTTGATTTTTTAGGATTAACAGATGACAATTTGGAATATTTCGCATTAAATGAAGTTTTTCCAAAATTAGAAAAAAGAATTAAAACACTATTAGGACTATGAGCGTTTTTGGATTAATAAAAGATTTGTTTTTTACATTTTACGTGTTAAAATTTCGTAAATATTACACAAATATTGAAGAACTCCCAATTTATAATTTTGGGAAAATTGTGAATGGGGAGCTAAATTATCTTTACAAAAAGCGGCATAATAGAAAAGCCCCCTATGCTTTTAATGGAATTGCCCAGCGATTAGCGTTCCAGTTTAAACGTTTAGACAACACACATTTGAGGCAGTTAGCGGATTTGGCGGATTATAGATATAAATATATAGTTTCTGCTAATAAACGATGGTTGAACGAATACAGGACGTTGTTAGCGAAAGTAAACAAAAAAAAAGGTAAAAAGTTTGATTTAGACGAATTTACAAATATTATAGAGCAAACGTTTAATTACCCTCCTGGCAGCATAAAGGTAAAGGAAGTTAGTACAAGTAAAGCATTTTCGATGTATTATAAAGCATTAGATTACATAAAAAAACAGAATTATGGCAATAATAAAGAATAAAGACATATACGACCATTCAAAAAGCGAACTTCCTAAATTAATAAACGAGCTGTCTAAATTATTAGAGGTAGAAAAATCATTAGTTGAAGAAGGTAAAAAATTATCAAGTACTTTACAAAAAGTAAATAAAACTAATAACGGACAAGAAGCTGAAAAACTGGTAAACAATACAGAAAAATTAAATAATGCTACAATAAAGCTAAATGAAGTAAAATTAGCGTCCGTACGTGTAAATGAACAAATTTTAAAAGCGCAGAAATCGTTAGCCGAATCGCAAACAAAAGAAGCTGTTGAGATAGAAAGATTAAATTTAAAAAGAGCAGAACAAAAAAGAATAAATAAAGAACTTGCAAAAGAATTAAATGCAGTAGAGAAAGGTTATAAGAAAAATGTAAAAAGCATAGATAATTTAAGGAAAGCAAATAAAGAATTAACAAAAGAACGAAATGCGCTCAACCTCGAAACCCAAGAAGGTATAACCAGATTAGCCGAGATAAATAAACAATTAGACGAAAATAATAAAATAATAAAAGAGAATTCCGATTCTTTGGCTCAACAAAAAATTGGGATAGGTGGGTATGCAGACGGAATTAGAGAAGTTCTACCGGGCATGGCTGGCATGGTATCTGGAATTAAACAAATGACGCTGGCAGCACTTAAATTTATAGCAACCCCAATAGGGGCTGTAATTACAGCGATTGTGGTAGTATTAAAATCGCTACAAGGTGCATTTAATCGTTCATTAGCAAGTCAAGAAAAATTAAATAAAATTACCGGTAAATTAAATGCGGCATTTGGAGTCTTATTAGATGCCCTTATCCCTGTTGTCGATTTTATTTTAGACGAAGTAATTAAAGCGTTCGAGAACATGGGTAAAGCTGCAACTTATGTTATAGACAAATTAGAAAAATGGGGAATAATTTCAGAAGAGACGGCGGACAAAGTCTCAAAATCAATGGATAAATCAACCTCCGCAGCAGACAGATTAGCCGCAGCGGAAAGAAATTTAGCCGTAGCAGATATTAATTTACAAAAATTACAATTAAAGTATCAGACTTTAGCGGAAAAACAAAGACAAATACGTGATGATGAAAGCAGGTCTATTGAAGAAAGAATAGAGGCAAATAAACGATTAGGAGAAATATTAGATAAACAAGCGCAAGCTGAAAAAGCGCAAGCAGAACAAGTCTTACAGATAGCTAAAGACAGGCAGTTGGTAAATGGAGAAAGTATCGAGTCTATTAGAGAAATAGGCGAAGCGGAAATAAAACTATTAGAAATAACAGAGAGGATAGAGTCGCAGAGGTCGGAACAATTAGTGAACACAAATTCATTACTGAAAGAACAATCAGAATTATATTCTAAAATAGCAGAAGACAGAGCAAAAGATTTGGAGAACGCCATTTTAATTAATCAACGAAAGTTACAAGAAAATGAAAACGTTAAAAATCAAACGATATTAGACATGGATGCCATAACGGCAGCTACAAGAAAAAATCAACAAGAACAACAAGACGAAATTTTAAAAACAAAAGAAAAATATCAAGAATTAGCGCAAAATGTTCAAGGTTCAGCAATGGCGGCAGGCGAACAACTGGGCTTACTTATGTCGCAAGGATTATTAACATTTAAGTCTTTCGGGAAAATATTACTATTAACAACATTAGATATTGTTCAAAAACAAATAAATATTTATATGGCGGGTATATTAGCTCGTGAATTTTTTTCAAAAGGATTAGTGGGACTGGCTACTGCAGCGGTGATGACAGGTTTGGTCAATGGATTATTCCAAGCAGCAAAAGCAGGGATACAACAATTTGCAGATGGAGAGATAGATATAAACGGTAAATCACACGCAGAGGGCGGAATATTGGCAGAAATAGAGGGCGGCGAAAGTGTTATTAACAAATCCGCAACAGCAAAAAGTAAAAATTTATTAGAGGCTATAAATAATGGATTAATTACAGATAAAAATTATTTGGGATTAACAGGAAATGATGCTAATATGTTAATAGCTGGGCTGTTAATGAATAATAATAAAACAAGTAAACAGATGTTAAATTCTTTACTAAATTTAGGATTTGTTTATGAAAGAAATGGACAGACAATAATCCAGCGTTCTGATGGAACAATAGAAAAATTTAAAAATTAAAAGATGAGATATAAATATTATTTAGATTTTGGGAGTGGCTATACCGAAGTTCAACCGTTCAATATAAATCTAACAATTTCAAAAAAAAGAGATATAAATATTGTAGCGAATAGAATTGTATTAGAAGGAAATTTATCTTTTAAAAAACAAGATTTCGATAATATTGTAAATTATAAAAATTCAAACCATAGATATATAAATTTTCAAATTAAACAATTAGTAAATACAACAGAAACAATAATTTTTGATGGGAATGCAAATTTATTAACATCTTACGATTTTAATAGAAAAATAGTAACACTTCGCCAGTTTAATTATTTCGATTTCTATGATAAAATATTAAATAATTACGACATAAGTTACTCAATAGAAGATTTATTTTTAGACGATATAGCAATTGATACGCCGTTAGTTATCAGCGAAACCGTTTATGCCGTTAAAGTCCCTAATACTGGATATGACGCAGTTCAATATAAAAAATATTACGATATAAATGGACGACCGACTGCAACAATAGCCGCACAACAAGACCCACGATGGGAATATTTTTTATACGAGAGCACAAACGCAGACGGCTCTCACAATTATCAGACGTGCGCTTTTGTAACGAAGGCAGCGACAATAGATGGCTTTGAACCAATAGTTTTAATGGAGAATGGTGTTCAACAAACATATTACGTTAAAAAACCGATTTCGGTTGGGATGAATTTTTATGGAATATGGATTTATGGTAATAGATTTAACGAAGTGAGCGGCATGATAGATGCTCTATTAAAGATAATCGACAATTCTTTAAGTTTCGATGCTGCAACAGATATTACATATGCAGGGCAGCAGGATAGTAGTGGTACACCTTATGTAACGTTTGATATTAATAAACTGTTATTAGGAGAAGTATCAGACATTGCAGGCGATGGCTCAAAAGGGTCGTCTATTTCGTTAAAGAAAATATTAGATATATTTGCACAAGCTTTTGATTTGCATTGGTATGTAGATGGCACGCATTTGAAGTTTTTGCATGTTTCAGAAATGACATTTAGCGGAAGTATAGATTTAACAACAGAAACAACAAATCTAAACCGAATTGAATATATTGATGACGAAATCCCAGACACGGAGACATTTGAAACATTAGACAGCGTAGGGGTGTATGAAGGTACTTCGAGCGTTGGAAGTGCTTGGGGTAAAATGCAAATATATTACAGGAATAGTCATAATGAAAGGTCGCAACCTAAAATTAAACAAAATAAAATTGAAATAAACACGAACGCAGTAGCGATGTCTAATGGCTTATGCGATACGGGTAAGAATCAATTAGCTTTAATCAAAGTCGAGGATACGACTGGAAAAATAAGAACAATATCTGGCACGTACCCTAATTGGAATAGCGGACTGGCTACAAAAACATTATTTGCACATTTAAATAAATGGCGATATGGAGACAGCGCACAGTTAGCCACAAGATTTAAAATCGGTCTAATTTCGCTGTTTGAAATAAAATCGAGACCATTAAAAAAAATACCTTTAATAAAAAGGCATATCTCAAATTTTGCGAATTTTGACATAAAAAAAGAAGCAATAACGACAGCAGGGAATGGTTTTATTTGGTCGATAAAACAAGACTTAAATTCAGATTTTGCCGAAATAGAAATTAAAATTTAAAACGATGAAAACATTACTATTATTAACATTTATAGCTCTAACATCTTGCTCTTTTTATACTAATAATATAGAAAACAAAACCGAAATAAGTGGAACGTTCATAAATTCTGAAATTGAAATCACATTTGCAGAAGGGAATATAACAGGTTTTTCTAATTGTAATGAATTTGGAGGAGAGTACGAATACATTAACGACACTATAATCGTGTCGAATTTTAGACATACAAAAATGTCTTGTGAAAATGATTTTAATTTTATTGTTTTTAATGAAAAATTGAAAGCAGAATTAAATAATAATGTATTAGAACTTAAATACAAAGATTTTAGCGTAATTTTGCTAAAAGAGTAAATAATATTAAATTTGTAATATGGATTTAAAAATATCGTATAGAGATAAAAACAACTGGATAAGATTTGACGGCAAAGTGGTGTCGTTGTCTAATTATAGAGATTTATTTAAAGAATCCAGAATTTTGCCAGCATTTGCTGCACCTCAAATAATCACGCATTCTTGGAATAATCAAATATTCGATATACAGCATATTACATACGATAGTTATTTGGTTGAATTTATTATAAAAGAAAGTGAATTAAACGAGATTAATCGTTTACAAAGTTGTTCAGAAATTAAAATTAATGATTTAGATAATTCGATTGAACATTTAATTAATATTGAAAGTATATCTGAGTTTGAAGTCTCCGAGCCGGAACAAATAGAATTAACAGCAAATTATAAGGTAATAATAAAATACAAGATAAATAAAACTATTATTAACAAGATAAATACAGTTAATAATAGCCATAATATTACAACCTCTTTCGATAACGGAACAGGCACAATAAACAAGACTTTTTACACAGATTTTGATTTGCTAAGTCGGCAAGAAGATGCAAAAAATGAAATATTTACTTATCAAAATTCAGACTATATAATACAAAACATTGCATCAGAAATAAAAAAGGTTTTATTTATTCTTTCAGAAAGCGAGGCAAACGAATTAAAAAAGGAATTTGAAAGAGCGCAAAATATTACACTTGACGGCGTTTCTGTCCTTGAAAATAGAATTGTCGAATATACAGAAATAGGTATTAACTTAATAGCCTTAACAATTGATTGCGTTGTAAGTAAAGAGGTAAATTATCCATTTTTTAACACAACCAAAGACAACACGCATAATATTACAACCTCTTTCGATAATGGTGCATCTACAATAAATAAGATATTTTATACAGATTTTGAAGTTTTAGAGCAACAAGAAAACGCAGAAAATGAAGTCTTTACTTATCACAACAACGATTATATAATAAAATCAATATCAAAATTGATAAAAAAATACACATTTATCTTGCCCGAAAATGAGGCAAACGAGTTAAAGAAAGAATTTGAAAGAGCACAAACAATAACGGCAGACGGTACGAATGTAAAAGAAAATAGAATTGTAGAATATGAAATTTTAACCGATAATGTAATTAAATTAACAGTAGATTGTGTTGTAACTAAAGAAGTTAATTACCCATTTTTCAACACAACCAAAAACAATACGCATAACATTACTACATCATTCGACACAGGAACAGGCACAGTAAACAAAACATTTTATACAGATTTTGACGTATTGGAAAGGCAGGAAGACAGCACAATAGAACAATTTAATAACGATGACGGTTTTAATGTTACAACAAAATCAATATCGAAAACGATAAAAAAATATACTTTTGTATTGACAGAAGATGAGGCAAACGAGTTAAAGAAAGAATTTGAAAGAGCACAAACAATAACGGCAGACGGTACGAATGTAAAAGAAAATAGAATTGTCGAGTATGAAACCTTAACTGAAAATGTAATAAAAGTTGTGGTGAATTGTTTAACTGACGTTACAGTAAACTATCCCTTAAATGTATAAAGATGAGTTTAAAAACATATAAAAATACAGAAATACAAGATTTTACGAAGTTTGGCAGCGGTGATTTACTTTTAGGACTACAAAAGAGTAATACTTTTAAATTCCCTGAAATTTATGATGCCTATACAGACAGTTCAAATAGTATTGCAAAAATTGAACTTGTAAGGATAAATAAAAATGGCAAAGAAATAGACAGAACAATTTTAGATAATTCAGTTTTGAAAGTCGAAAATGGGCAAATACTAATAAATGAATATTATATTTTCCCTAAAAACTTAGCAGAACAAATTTATTATTTAGAATTTAATAATGGTTTTGATATTTTCAAAACCGACCCTTTTTTAATAAAAGAGATGAATACAAAAATTACAGCCGATATAACATTTTTGACGGCTGATAATAATATAATAAGAGTTAATGATACTAATATAATAATTTAACAATTTAATAAAATGGCAATAGAAAATATAAACATAGGAACATTACCAAATGATGGATCGGGAGATGACTTAAGAACGGCGTTTAACAAGGTAAACAATAATGATAATGAAAACGCAGGTAACATCAATATAATTAACAATAAGCTCGTAAATTCAGGTATTCCACTTGCATTACCGTTGTCTGAAGAAGACCTTAACAATTATCCTCTTTCTGGTTTTTTCCTGACCCCAGCAACCGGGTTATTAAATATTCCTCCGTCATGGTCTCCGGTCGGGAGAAAAATGTTGATTAATCTGGTAAACGGTAATTATAAGCTGCAATTATTAGCAGATTCATCTGACTTGACAAATATAGCAATACGGTCTGGTTCGAATGGAATCTGGGGAGCATGGATAGAACTTAATTAATTTATTTAATATGTCGCAAGAATTTTGGATAAATCTAATGTCTATGATTACTCTTTTCGGGGTTAATTACTTAAAATATCGAGTAGATTACAAGGTTGGCATAAGAAAACAAGATAATTTAATAGACAGAATAAACAATATTGAAACTATTTTAAAGGGTGTTACTTCAAAAACGGATTTAGAGAATGATTTATACGCACAAATTAGCAAACAAGCGTTCTCTATTATAGAATCGAATACAGATTTAGATACTGGTTTTATTAATATTCTAAATTTAACACAAAGAAAAATAATTAGTTTCGCTGTAAGATATTTAGAAAGTCCATACCGGAATAATAAAAATATCGTAAATGATTATATAGACATCGAGGCAAGCACTATCCGTAACGATATTAGACATTTCGCTAATGATGTTTTTACAGAAAAAAAGAGTAAATTAGACTTTTCAACATACATCAAAAAAAATACAAACATCGAAACAATAATAAATGTCATGATACAACGATTAAAAGAAAATGGACTGGACAATGATGCATATATAACCCTGTTTAAAGGATTTGTTAAAAATTTATTTATTGAATACATAAAAGGTTATAGAAAATGGGTAAGGTTGCAAGTTTAATACTATTTTTTGTTGTTTTTGCTATAAGTGCTTGGCTTTTCTTCACAATAGCTGCTTGGCTATATGATTTTATAGAACATATTATAAAGGATAACAAGAAAAAATGAAAGTTTTTTTAAAATAGTGCAATCAATCTATTTATTAGCAACAATTATTTGCTAATCTGGTAGCATACTATCACAAGCGTTATCGGGACAATTACTGCAATCTTCTGCTTTATCTTTCCCGCAATTCCCGCAAATAACAGAATCGCTAACAATGTATATAGGTAATTTTTGCCCTCGTTTTAGAGCGTCTAAAAACATTATCCCTTTTTTAATAGCAATATGAAACTCTTCATTGCTTTCGTCGCTGTATATTATATCTGTTAATATTTTTATTAGTTCTTTATTTTCCACAAAATTGTTTTTTTCATTTAGTCGGGTAAAAACTACCCATATACTCCCCATTAAGGTTAAAAAGGTAAATCGTCATTATTGTATGTTCCACTTTATTTGATTTTAAAAATTATTATAAATATAACTTATTGATTATTAGCAGTATGTTATTTGATTTAAAAAATGTAGATAAAAAAACAATAAATTAGCCATTAGCCACAATTAGAATAAAAACCACTATCTTTTATTTTTTTTATTTTTTTCCTATCATTTTCAAATATTTTATTAAAATCAATGTTATCAGTAATAAATTCAAATAAATCCATCAAATCGACTTTTAAATCAGTATTCATATAAATTTTTTGATATATTTTTGGAAATAAAAGCCCAACTTCAATATTAAAATCAAATCCTGAATACCAATCATTATTTGTTTTCTCATTCGGATATTTTCTTAAAATTTTCCCTTGAAATACTTGATAGTTTCTCGTTGTTTTAATTGCAATTAAAAGGTGTCGTAATGCAAGTAATTTTATCGGTTCTTTTTTTAATTTTTCAATATCAATTTCAAATTCACAATATATTCTATCATATATGATTTCCCCATTAAATGTTTTTCTTTTTTGTAATATTTTATTCTCAATATTTGATGGCAATTCTTTTCTTATTTTTTACCATCTACAATATTATATTTACAAGATATATATTTATCTTTTTCTTGTGATTCAAAATATAATTCATATTCCAAATATGGTTTTCCTAATATTTTTGAAAATTCCCCATTCGTATAATTTCTAAATTTCATATCTATGATATTTTAAATGTTAATAATCAAAATAGCTGCGGCTAACAAAGTATATAGTGCATTAAAACGCATCATATACCCAATCCGTTATAAATAATTAAAAAGTTACTATTTATTTACAATCCTTTTTCTTTAACTTCTGTCTAATTTTTTTTCTGAAATTTTAATAAAAAAATTATTATTTGCAACATCTATTGTTATTATAGAGTCTTTAAGAGAATAATCTCTTGTTAATAATTCAAAAAATTCTGAAATCTCAGAAAAAAGATTAAATTTATCTAATTCAACATGCTCTCCCATTTCCCATTTTTCTATTTTTTTTATTAAAACAAAGGTAAAGACAAAAAAAATAACAATATATGCTGTACAACATGTTTTAACGTTTTTTTATTCGATTGTTAATAAATACCTTTGTTGTGAACAATTAAGAATAATTAAAATGAAAATTTTAAGTATAGATTTAACAACAGAGGTTTTAACCTCTATTGAAAATGCAAAATCTGGAAGAATCAAAGATGAGTTTGCAAAAAAAAACATCTTCAATATTGATATTGAAGATGAGAGTATTTACTTCCATTTATTTGTCGAATTTTGCGGCTATAAAGGTTACGCAGAGGCATATTATAGTTTATATGCAGATGCTTTTTTTATTACTGAATTTTTATTTGAGAACGAAAAAGGGGATGACATTAATACAGAGTATGATTTAGAATATTGTAAAATCGTAGAACTTATCAATGTCGAATTTGCCGATATTATTTCCGAATACAGAAAAAACAACTTAGAACAAGATTTTGATTTGCAACGTAAATATAAATAAAAATAAAAATGGAAAAAAAAAGAATAACAGAAGAAATGCGGGAGCTGCTAAAAAAGCCGTTTCCTCCCGAAGCGCTCGGCACGATTGATAGCAAGCCTTATTTAACCTCTATCAAGGCTCAATATATTATCGAGCGCTTAAATGATGTATTTGGGATTGGTCGTTGGACGCTCGAACACGAAGAGGTAAAGGAACAATACGACCAGATTTTAATAAAAGGTCGATTAACATTCGCCGATTACGATATTATCGTACCCGAGCAGTACGGTAGTCATAAAATAACAGGCAAAGGTGTAGAATTAGCTGACGGTTACAAGTCAGCTATTACCGACTGTATAACAAAATCAGCAAGTTATCTGGAAATAGGAACGGATGTATTTAAGGGATTGGTTAAACCCCCAGTGCCTGAAATTGAAGTTTGGCTAACCGATGAACAATTTAAAAAGGCGCTCAATTCAGATATTCAAGGAATTACAGCGACTTTGAGAAATTTTAATAATTTAAACGGCAAAGGAATGTCAAAAGACAAACGCAAAGCCTTGCAAGATAAACTAAAAAAATTAAAACAAAATGGATAAAATTGAAGACTTATACCACAACGCACATTCTCTTAATTCACATATGCAGCAAAGGAGAAAAGACATGGAGGGCATATACAGACGAGAATACGAACATAGACAAGTAATTAACTATTTAAAAAAAGTAAATAAAGAAAGTTTAACTAAAATAAAAAAGAAATGAACAAATTAGCAGTTAATTTATTGGAAACAGCTCCGAAAACAAAAACGGAAATTAAGGAATACGCAAATAACATCAAAACTCAAATAATGAGTGGAGACATAGATGTTTTGCAAGCAAAAATTATTCTTAAATCTTTTTCTGAAATGATAAAAGAACTCGAAAAAGATACAGAGCTGAAAGAAATTTTTATTGATGAGGCTGAAAAGCACGGCAAAACATTTGAGTTCGCAGGGCACACGATAAATACACAAAGTCGAGCAAGTTATGATTTTACGGCTTGCGAAGATAGCGAATGGATGCAACTTAAAAATAATGCCGAGCTTGCAAAAAAAC